CTTCCCACTGTAGATGTACCTAATTCAAACATTTTTTTTCTCCTCGTAAGTTACTCCTGGAATGTCTTCTCTCCCAATAAGGTTAGGTTTATTATCTATAGGGTTAGGAGGTTCTAATTTTGACTTTCGTGTTATCAACATACTACCTTGTGTAACTGTTGAAACAACGGGATCTTCTAATCTATGATAACCATACAGTTTTTGATCGTCTGGAACATTAGTGTCAAGTAAAGAAGAGCTGTGTGCTATATTTATTTTAATACCTTTTGATGTTGCTATAGCTAACCAAAACTCGCAACAAGCTCTTCCAGCTTCAGCAAAAGCTACATCTTTATGTGTAAAATCAATACCATACAAATGCAATTCTGTTACTTCTTCAGCAACAGCATAGGCAAAAGAGTAAGCAACTGTGTTATTTAAATAAGCATATTTTGTTTTCTGTAACACTTCTTGTAAGGGAAACTCTACAACATCAGGGCATCTTTCATCTAACTCACAAGAAAAAATAGGTACATTTAATTTTGCTTTTAATCTTTCCGCCATAATGTTTGTTTGTTTACCGGCATTAGGAGTATCTAAAAACCTAGAAGGAGGATCCATCATAAAGCACTTATCATGATAGATAACAGCAGACATAGCATTGATTGCCCACACTTCATCAAATTTTTCGCTTCTTATTTTAGCAAGAATATATTCATTAAAACTATTGCCAAGAGCGACAATAGCGACACTTTTGTTTTTCATATGAGATATTATAGACTATATCTTATAAGTGTCAAGACCTTGGAATCTTTATCAACCCGTCTCTGAAGGCATCACTATTTTCTTGTGCCTCACCATAAACCTTCAATCTGCTTATTGCCTCACCATACCTAGAAGAGTAAAGCTGTAGTAGATCAGTCTCGCCCTTCATGAAAGTATGTGCTTATCCATGTAGTTCCAGAATCATCTGTTGTGATAGAAGCAGGACGATAATAATAGTGAAGTTCAACAGAATAATTAGAGTCTGGTGTCGGAGCTACTATATAATTATCAATATCAAAAGAAGCATAATATATTGGAGATCCAGTTGTTGTTGGATTAGGGGTGTATTCTTGTATAAAGTTTACATCTTTTTGTAAAAGAAAAACATTTTGACTGCTTGAATTTACATAAGATAAAGAAAAAGTAGATAAATAATCAGAAGGTTTCTGTAAAAATTTATTTCCAGAAGTCATATCACCCGTAACATTTTTTCTAAAAAAATCTAAATCAACTGATTTTAAAATTCTTTCTTCTGCATTTTTAATAATAAAATCTAATTCATTTACAAATGTTGTTTCTGAATTTTGTGTCCAATCTTGTATAGATTGCTTTAATGTAGTTAATGTAAAACTCATGATGTGCTCACCGTTACTGTTCCAAGACTAGTTGTAGCTGTGAAAGCTGTCATCTTTTTTCCTATTATACCATCTCCTGCGTTTGTGTATACTACAAATGCAGTTAAATCTGTATCTTGATTTGGTCTTGGCTCATACAGTGCAGTAGGATCTGGGCCTGGATAATTAGGTTCTAGTTGTGGATGTTTAGCTTCGTATTCATCAGGACCTACTTTAAGACCATTCCATTCTTTTCTCATTTCACGCAAACGGTATCGAAATCCAGATCTATCTGAATATCCCCATGCTAATCTACCAGTTGCGTACCTAGCCATTAGTAACCCAAGTACGAAATATTAGGTGTTAGTTTAAGAGGTGTGCTACTTGCATCCTCTGCTGCGGCTCTTTGAAACTCTTCTTCATAAATACTTTTTAATATCTGTATTCTATCGGGTGCTCTTTTTATAGCTATGTAGTAAGCAAGTCCTGCTGCCATACAAGGTAAGAATCTAAAAGGTGCATCAGTTGTATTAACTAAAGTATCTGCATCTTCGATTCGTCTCACATAATAAAAGACCAAAGTATAAGAATCATCGGGAGTTGACCACAATGTAACTGTTGGAGTTACTTGTCTATCGAAGAAATATTGGCTTGGTTGACCAGAATTACTTTTATTAGGTATCTTTAAATACTCACTACGGCTCATTTGAGTTAGTGTGAAATCTGTCCCACTACTATTTCGTAGGACTACTTCGAGTAAATCTACAACTGTACTATCTACAAGAGTATAAGAAGCAGTGCCAGAGGTTACCGAAACAGTGGCTTGTTTTACTGTCCAAAGATTTAGTCCTCTGTTTGCCCAATCTGCAAACATAAGATTAAGAGAACGCCTAGCAGTTTTAGCATCATATCCCGTTCTCATTTCTAAGCCACATCTCTCGTATGCCTCTTCAATAAGTTCTGCTACGTCTAAATCAAAATCTCTTGAACTTGAAGTTGCCATTATTTCTTCTTCCTTCTCAAAGATTTAACTCTTCTCGGCTTACCCGCTGGTTGTCCCAACCGATTCTTTTGACTAATTCTACTTCTTTTTTCTTGTGTTGTCATCTCTGATCTTGTCTTAGGTGTTTTAGAACTAATTCTTTTAGTTGGTCTACAGTAAGGAGTGCCTCTCTTTTCTCCTTTTTGACGACCACAAGGTTTGCCCGTTTTAACATCTTTCCAGTCTTCTTTGAACCATCGTTTAAGAGCTAGTCCAGCTTTTGTTTTTCTTACTGCCATTACCTATACTTTGTAACCTTACGTTTCTCGTTCAAAACTACGCCACAACCCCTTGCTATATTTGGGTTTTTAGATTTTCTTTTTGTAAACATTTTTCCTTGTTGAGCCGTAATCACACCACCTGTTGCTTTTTTCTTTGACTTGTTACCATAATTAGCAGCACCTACCTTACGGCATTTTGCAATAGCACCTCCCGCATATGCAGAGGGAAAAACTTTAAATCTAGCTTTTACTTTGTGGTAACATGCGTCTTTGGGCATCTTTTCTTTCCTCTTTGTAACATCTACAAGACCATTTTTTTCTTCCACAATCTGGACAATATCTAACTGGTCTTCCTTTTATTATTTCTTTTTTTTCGTTTTGGTTTCTTTTTATTTCCACTTGATATTGACTTTGTTATCTGTTTGCTCATTGAGCCTCTTGACATTCCCATTTGTATTTCTCCTACTAATAAAGTCTTCCCATAAAGGCTTCAACATATTGTTAATTTCAGAAACTTTCATATTTGTCATAGCAGTTCTTTTATCGACTTCAATAAGAGTTGATACAATCCAGACAATAGATCCAGCAATAAGAATCACAGCAACATTGCTTATAACTTTGTTTTTTAACATTTCCATCTACGTCTCGCTTGTCTTAATCTACTGTTAGGATTCTTTGCAGCTTTAGGGAATTTTTTCATTTGCCCTGCACTTCTTGCACAATACGATTTACGTCTGTTTGCAGCTTTGCTTCCAGCCTTAACCTTGCCAGTAACTGCTGTTTTTAACTTACTTCCAGGGTTTTCTCTTTTGTATCGAGCAACACCCGCTTTAGTCATTCCCGCTCCAGATTTAGTAGAGCGGAAATACTTTTTAGTTTTAGGTGGTTGTTTGTCTCTTGTCCTTGTCATTACGATAAGAATATAGTTAACTTATTACCACTGCCAGTGAACGCAGACAGATAAGCACCACTCTCTGCCAACATACCATTGTCTGGAATATTGAGAGTGTGTAATCCAGTTGGAAAACTTTGTGCAATCAATGTGTCTCCACCATTGCCGTCTGTTATAGTAAGAGCACCAGCAGAATTACCAAATACGACTATTTGTCTTATTCTAGATCTTGCAGGCCCTACCACAGCAGCGGAGGCTCCTTGATTCACATTAAAGGCTTTTACGTCAGATCTTGATCCTGCCATATTAAACTCCTATTAGTATACAGAGTATTCTAATTCAACTGTGAATCTTCCAGCAGTTATATCAGCGTTCACTGTAGTTGTTGCTCTTGCATACAAATTAACATTTGCAACAGCAGCAGTTATGTTAGGTACAAAGATATGATAATTACCAGCAGTATCGTTAAAATTAACATCAATTTCTGTGATTGATTGTGTAGCACTTAACTGTTCGTTAAATGATGTTACACCTGCACCTACTATTTCTGTACCAGAAACAGCAGCGTTTGTAGCAGTTCCACTTGTAGAACTTAATGCTAAGTTACCAGCTAGTGTTTCTCCAGCAGCAGTTGTAATACCAATCAAAGCTCTGTGTATGAAAATTTTACTTGGTGTTACTAATCCATCTGGAGCATCTACGTTTAATGTTCCTAATTCTACTAAACAGTCATTGTCTGCATATGCAGTTGCTGCAGCGTTTGTTGACGCTAAAGTACCTACAAAAGATTGAATCTTTCTTGTACCCATAGAAACAAGTTGTCCAGTTGAGTTAACTGAGAATCCAGTTTGTGTAATAACACCACTTGTGCCGTCTTTATTGATTACGTTAAATCCACCCTCGGAACGGACTGGACCTGAAAAAGTTGTATTAGCCATGTCAATCTCCTTGTCTTGGCAAATGTCGAAGTTAATTCTTCGTCAAGGTTGTTTTTATTATACATAAAAAAAGGGCGACTGCAAACAATCGCCCTTAAAAAAATATTTTATTTTTTTACGCTCCTGGAGAACCGAACACGGCACGAGGATCAGAGAAGCCGAAAGAGTATCTCTCTCTAGCCTTATATCTCATGTTTCCAGTGTCGAAATCAGGATCCATAGCAGTAGACATAGCCATTCTTTCGAAGTGCTTAAGACCATTAGGTGCGTCTGTCTTAATGAAAAACGCATCTGTGTCTGTCAAGAAGTCATTGATGACATAACCTTGAGGTAACATTCCCATGTTTCTCATAGCATTAGCATCATTGTCTGCTGTTCCCGGTCTTAGATTAGAGTTCATAATTCTCTCTGCGACAAACTGTAATTGTCTAGGAATAATTAACTTCATTCCTCTTAGAGCGATTATTAATCCTCTTTCATCTACGAATCCAGCGATCTTGATTAAAGCATCTTCTAAAGATGTCTCGTTAAGGTCGGCTGCAGTTGAAGGCTCGTTAGCAAACGTACCACCATTTGTTAATGGATGATCTGTTGCCAACAATGCTTTACCGTCACCACCAGCAGTTGCTCCAGCTGTGAACGCATTGTTTAATACATTCGCTGCTTTCACTTGCTTAGTATGAGCCATGGATCTGGCAAGTGCTCTCGTATAACGAGCAGATAG